AATGGAGACGGTGCGAGCCATTAACTATGTGGCTGATTTTTGGTTGAAGTATAAAGACGGCACGACAGAGGTAATTGACACCAAGGGGTGCCCGGATACTGTGGCACTGATGAAACGGAAGATGTTTGATTACCTGTACCCGGACGAGCATTTGCGCTGGATTGTGTACCGTAAACGGCGTGGTGGGTGGATTGATTATGACACGCTGTAAGCTGGCCTGCCCCTGAAAGATGGGGCGGGCTTTTATTTTTTTTTGTAAGGAGTTTTTTATGGAAATTAAGAAGAACATCCGTGTGGGCGACAGAATCCGATTTGTGGATTTTGTTTGCGACATGTGCGAGAAGGACGGCAAGCAGTATTACGC